TTGGCCTTTCTGATCCACTCGGAAGCATCCTCGGTCCGATTGGCAGCACGCTGCTGTCAAACGTCACGGATCCCATCGTGAGCGCCTTGGACAAGCACCTCGGGCCGACGAGCACGCGAATCGGGAAACTGGCTGATCGAGTGCTTCGAGTGTTCGATGTCCCGCTGGGGATGCTGAACATGGCGCTCGATGGAATCCTTGCGCTTCTGGGCAAGGACTACACCTCTGGCCGGCTCACCGGCCCCGGTGCCTACCAGTATGCGCCTGCTGCAGCTGGCGGTGGCGCCCTCTCTGCGTCGAGTTTGCTGCAGGTAGGAAGCATGGTCTTCCACGGTGTGACCGGTGGGGAAGATGCAGGCCACCGCGCTGTTCACGAGATCGCCCAATACGAAGGGATCGCCTCACGGCAGCAAGCCCGCAGCCTTCGTCGCGGGATGGTCAAGCGTGAGGCACAGGAGTACTGATGCCATACAACGCAGCGATCCGGGATGAGCAGAGCGGAGAGGTGCTTCTGGTCTGGGCTGTCACTTCTGAGGCACCACGGTTCTGCAACGATGTGACCGGCGAGCCGATCGATACGAAGAAGACCGGTGGAGTGCTGAATGCAAGGGTGCTCGCGGATCACATCCATCACAAGCCGCTTGAGTTTACAATCATCGTTGACCTCATTGGCGGGCCGGGCGGCGTCGAAGGTGCCGTTGGTGGACCGGGCTACGATGTCGAGCAGTACAGCAAGCTCGTTGACTTCTCAAACCGTGACACGACCTACTCGTACACGTCCTACACGATCATCGGCAGCTCCCCCCGCGGGGAGACGGTCCAACCGGGCCTGGTGTACCCGTTCCTGGCCATGACTGACTTCTCGCCGATCAAGTCGGCTGGCGGGAAGGGCAAGAACATCCTCGGCGGAACGATCAAGTTCCAGTCAGTTGTCATCACTTATGGCGGAGAGGCCATCACGGACCCCGATGTTGCGTACGGCCGCGGGAAAGTCGATCTGCGGGTCGAGTTCATCTGGGACACGATTCTCTGGGAGGCGGGCGGATTCGTGGGGGCCGCTATCGGGATGGCTCTCGGCGGCCCTCTCGGTGCTTTGATCGGTGCCGTCGTCGGAGTCGTTGTAGGAACGGTCCTCGGATCGCTTGATGTCCAAACTGGCTCGGTCCCGCGGCAGACCTTCACTACCGAGATCAATGGGACGGACTTCGAGTTTGAACTACGGTCGAATCCAGATCACGACATCGTGACTTTCTCGATGAGCTATGAGGGGACCGATCTGGTCCGCGAGCAGCGGGTAGTCTACGGGGTGAACCTGCTGGCGGGCGTGACGCATCGAGCTGTTGAGGGTTTGCACATCATTCCACTCGATCCCTCGGGAAGCACTGACGAAGTTACCTGTGAGAATCTCGGTCGCACCGTCCATCTCTTCGTTTTCCAAGAGGACTAGCGATGGCCAAGCGGCTGGCCGACTTCGAGCGTGAAGGTGGCGGTTGGCGAATCAAGGTAACGACGGCCAGCGGGACGGAATTCTTCTCTCGCGATGAACGTCAACCGGCCCGTGGCCACGGAACCCCTGAAGGCCGGTACCTGATTCGGTTCAAGATCCCCTTCGACATTTCCTCTGACAACGACCTTGGTGAGATTCGCCTGTACAACGTTGACAAGGCGTCCGTGAACGAATTCCGGCGCGGCGAGCTCGTGAAGCTTGAGGCTGGGTACCACCCTTTCGAGAAGCACAAGGAACTCGTGATCCTCGGGACGATTGAGGATCGGGTTGTTGAGCAGCTCTCGAAGACGACGCGTGTGCTGATCCTGTACGTTGGGGACACAACTGACATCTGGCCCGTAGCGACCGCCACGAAAGGCTACGCACCCGGAATCAAAGCCTCAGTGGTTGCAGCGGACCTCGCAACCACGATTGGCCTCGAGGTTGGGAAGATCGAACCAAAGGTCGACCCAACGTACGCCAAACGTGGCTTGGCATTGGCTGGTGCGACGCGGCCGATGTTCGAGATGCTCGCCCGTGACATGCAGTCAGTGGTGTACGTTGCACGGCGCAAGCTGTACATCCTCTCTCCAGATCAGGGGGTCCCGTCGGGTGTCGTCCTGTCCGGCGACAATGGCTTGCTGTCCGCCAAGCCGGCCATGGAGGTCTCCGCCGACATGAAGTTCGTCGACACGATTGCCTCTACGGAGAAGCCACAGGTCTACCAGATCGAGGCTCTGTTGACTCCGAGAATCTGGTCGAACAAGGAATTCGAACTGGATTGCGACGACCTGCCGGGCATGTGGCGGGCGATCGCCGGAAACCACGCTGCCGATGGCCGCTCGTTTCTTACAACGGTTCGTGTCGCGGGGGTGTAACCGATGTCTACCCAGGAAGAGAATCCTGCTGTTCTGCTTCGGCAACTGATCGAGGCTCGTCTCGAGCAAGTCCATACGTGGCTGCCGGCGAAGCTGATCGACTTCGACCCCACGACACTGCGGGCCACGGTTCAGGCGACGCTGCTCAAGGTGATGGGTCCCCCGGGAAACCAGACAAAGCTTGAGTACCCGACCATCTTCGAAGCCGACGTACTGACGATCAAGACGAACACCTTCGGAATGCGTGCTCCGTACGAAGAGGATGACCCAATTGCAATCGGGTTCTATGAGCGGTCGACAGAGGAGATTCTGCGCGATGTTCAACAGCGGGATCCGACCTTCTCTCGCAAGCATCACTTGACCGATGCGCTGGTCGTTCGGGGCCGCATGACTGACAAGGAAGGTACGGCGAAGCCCTTCCCTGATTGTTGGTTGGACGAGTGGATCTTCTTCCACCGGGACAAGCCGGGAACGTGTATCCGGATACTGCCGGATGGCGCAGTCGTCGTACAGGTTGACGACTCCGCGAAATGCTACATCGGATCAGGGACGGAGGGGTGTGAGCCCGGCGACGTGGCTGTCGACTACGCGATCCTTGGGACACGGCACCGCGCGTGGGCCGCCGATCATGTCCATAGCGGCGTGATGCCCGGCGGAGGCGTGACAGGCCCACCGACGGAACCCCCACCAGCCACCAGCGGGCACGTGCTGATTGGAGAGTAGATGCCGGACAGCTACCCAACGACCTCGTTCAAGCTGATGACGTTGACTCGTCCTGGCGTGCTTGGGCCAATCTACGATCTCGAGCTTGGTGAGGATGGCGGACCGCAGCTTGTTGAAGACTCAGCGGAGCTCGCTCAGTCGATTGCCCTACGTCTTCGAATGGTCCGCGGCGAGGCATGGGAGGAGCCCGATTGTGGTCTGCCATGGTTTGACTGGCTCGGGGCGAAGGGGGGCAGTCGCAATCTCGTTCGGCATGAGGTTCTGCTTGAACTGCGCAAGGATGAGCGCATCAGGCAAGTGGAATCCTTGACAGTCTCTGAGGATCCCACGCACCGAACCCTGGACATCAAGGCTCATGTCCGCGGAGTCGACGGTGCAACCGTACGCGTGGAGGTGTAGATGTCTGACCTGACGATCACGGTCAATGGTGAGGAGTTCGGCATTCTCGAGACTGGCTTCCGCCGGCCGAGCATCGTTGACATTCTGGAGCAACTCCGAGCCGATGCACTTGATGAGTCGAGTTCATTCGGCCCGAACGCTGATGTCCGCGCGCATTCCCCATTGGGCCGTTGGCTCGCTGTGCTGGCTGAGGAAGAAGACCGAGCCTGGAATATCCTTGAGGCCTACTACTACTCGGGCTTCGTTCTGACAGCGGCCGGCCTGTCCCTTTCGAACAAGTGTGCAGAGATGGGTATCGCCAAGACTGCTGCCACGAAGGCGTGGACGGTCCTAGCCGTTGAAGGCGATGCCGGCACGGTGATTCCTGTAGGTGATCGGTGGCAGGCCACGAGTGGTGTGCTGTTTGAGGCGGTCGACCGCGTGGTCATCGGGGCTCGAGGCGTTGCAGATGTGAAGGTCGAGGCCGTGTTGGCTGGCGCCGATGGGAATGTCGCAGCTGATACCATCACGACGCAGGTGAATCCGATTTCCGGCGTCGACTCCGGTTCAAACCTGTACGACCCAGGAACCCGCAGGATCCTCGGCTCCAACGACCAAGGCCGGATCGCCCTTGCCGCGGATGGCTCGAAGAATGACTACCAAGTCGTTCGTGTTGCCGATATCGCGCATCCCTACTGCCTAGATGATCTCGTCGTGAAGGTCACGAACGATGCAGAACCCACCCCATTCACAGCCTTGTTCAACTTCCACCTCGAAGTACTCGACCACGCAACTGGGGAACTCCTCGGCCGCACCGAGGCGCAGACGTTCGAATTGGCGGCGGGCGCCTCGCGGACTTGCCAATTCACGAGTGAAGGAATCGATATCTCCGACTGCACCGGCACGTACATCCGCATCGTATTCGTCAACGAGCAGACGAGCGAAGCAAGCCTGGGTCTTTCCTATGACGGCGCCGACCAGTACCAGCACGGTGCTTTGTACCTGCATGCTGTGGAGCAATCTGGGTACGACGCGGTCATGTCTCTGGTGTCGCGGCTGCCTGGTGCAGTGACCGGAGGGGACGATGGTGAGACCGACACCGCGCTACGGATGCGGTACCTGCTCAGTTCTGCCTCCTTTGGGGACGCGACGGAGGAAGCAGTACGGTCGCAGCTCTACCGCGTGACCGGTGTAAAGGCGGTGACCATCCGGCAGAACCGGATGGATTCAGTCGTCGACGGCATGAACCCTCACTCAGTTGAGGCCACGGTATACGGCGGGGACCCAGACGACATCGGGGCTGCGCTGGAAGCATCAGTCCCGATTGGCTGCGAAACGCTTGGTGACTCCGCGGTGACCGTCCTCGATTCCGTTGGCCAAGCGCATGTCTACCGCTACAACAAGACTACCCGGGTCCCGATCTACGTCGACATCGAGCTGACTGTCGACGGTTCGTTCTCCCATGCTCTAGGCTTGGCGGAGATTCGTGATGCCTTGGTCGGGTACATCGGTGGTGTTGACTCCGAAGGAACCTTCCACATTGGCCTTGTGCCGGCAGCTGATATCGTCTATCGGCGGGTGATTGCCTTGGTGATGGCGACAACTGGCGTGATCGACGCAACCGTAGCGATCGGGACGTCGGACGACCCTGTTGGTACCTCCAACCTGTCGATCGACGCTGGGGAGATTGCCGAGACGAAGCTCGAGTACATCGACATCGAGGTAGCAGCGTGAGCAGCGTGCTGGATCGAGTTCTGACTGCTGAATCACTCTGCCACTACTACAATCCGGAGCGTTCTGGTGGAGTTGCGAAGCTGTTCTACCCGTACGCCCGGGCTGCTGAAAGGCGCGAGACGATCCTCGATGCGATCCACGAACAGCACTTCCTCGACACGGCAGTTGGCTACTCGCTCGATTTGCTGGGCGCCGGCATCGGTGTTGGGCGCCTTGAGGACGAGAATGACGAGGCATACCGCAAGCGGCTCTGGCTCGAGTACATGATCCTCACGAGCTCGGGGACGCTGGAGCAGGTTCGGGCGATCCTTGCTGAGGCGCTGAGCATCGACCCTGCGAACATCTGGGCCTACTACAATGAGTCTCCCTCGCAAGTGCTGGACGATCTGCCGTACTTCGTTGAGATCTCGATTGGCCATTCTGCTCTGTTGTTGGATGAGGAGCGCCCTTGGTTCAAGTTCTCCGACAACGCGGAGGTCCGTACAGCAGCGAGTGAGCAAGGGTTCGACACGGGCCAGTGGCTAGGACGAGCAACGACCAAGGCTGAATGGTTGGCAGAGG